ATAAACTTCGTAATGTGGGTGTCTTCCGTCTTCAAGGCCCCCGAAAGATTCCTCGACCCCAATGTCAGATGCGGCGAGGACGTCACGGGAACCAAGAGATGGTGGAACGGCGTCTTTGAGGGCGATGATTCCCTCGTGGTGATGGCACCCCCCATGGAGGCTGATGACCCACTTTCCAGAAAGTTTCTGAAATTTTGGTCAGATGCAGGATTTGACATGAAAATCGTGTTTTGCAAGAAGCGTGCGACAGTCGTCGGCTGGCACATCGCTTGCGATGATGGAGCGCTCACGAGCACGATGAGCCCGGAATTACCACGGGCGTTGGCCAACTCGGGGGTTGGAGTATCACCTGGAACTGTTGAGGCCATCTTGAAGGGTGACGACAAAGCACTGCGGCGCGTGGCGAAGGCATCAGCACTCGCACGCGCCGCGGATTTCGCGGGCATATTGCCGTCCGTCTCAAACAAATACTACGAGTACGCAAAGAGCATCACGGCGCTGGCCGTGGAAGACAGGGAAATGAGCATGCGCACTTTTGGAGAGGACGGCCACGGATCAACTGAGATCGAAGAAATGATCATCAGCGAGAATGCAGCGATAACACCCACGAAAGAGTTGGTGACGCTGGACAAGCTCGGCTATGGAGCCACACCAGCGGACATCGAAAGGTTCAAAACATACACTTGGTCCATGGACCCGGAATGCTTGACTGACTACCACGGCTTCCATTGCTCATTACCGCCCAACTGGCGGTGCTGACCCATGAACGATGTGAACCCTTGCATGCCCTCTCATCGGATTTAGGGGGACGTGGCCGTAAGACAACGACGGCCGCGGAGAAATGTGTGTGTCCAAACAAACTTCGGATCAACCTGCCGTCCCCGCGGACACCCTTCCGTAGATCGCCCCGGGAGGTGCACCAACATAGGGCAAATTTCCCTAGGTGCGGCACATGCCTTATTCTTCTGCCGACACGCTGCGCGAGCGTAATCGGTGAGAGCCTGGTGGTGGGGAGCGGACCCACCTGAGGTGAGGCTGAGGGGGCGCCCGATTTAGTCCCGGGTGTAATGCCAGACTTAATGCCCCTTGGTACGAGACCCCCAGGGCGTGGGCCTATACAGACAGTAGGTCAACAGTAGTGCACGGCTGGTAACGGCCGTGCGTTGCAAGGGGTTCTTCCAGATGGAGACGGTACCCAGGCCGGATGGAATCCGGTGTTGGGCTGGGAGCGAGGATGTCGGGCACCCCGTACTGGTCAGAGCTGAACAAGGCACGAGCCAGCCGCAAATCAGCCTGGTCAGACGCTGGTGTTTCGAGTTACGGGCCTTCGGCCCCGCTTCGTATTCTGGACCGACGACTTGTATAGTCGCGTCGTGTATAGACACACTTGAACTGTGAGCTGGCCGCCCGGACTGGGTTATGTCCAATTGTATAGGAGGACGGCTTACGGATCAAGTGATGCGCGCTACCCGGTCTGTGTTCATGCCAAAACGAACACACGTGACCAGACCGGAAGAAGGGAATCCCCCTTGAAGGCATTTGTACAGAAACCACACGAAGCCACTGTCGTATCACGAAGATTCAGATGGCCCGCCGCGGCCGCAACCTTCGCCGCCGTCCTGCACCTACGCCTCGACGACGCGCCCAAGTCGCCACACGCAGCAATGCTGCACGCATCCTCGCTTCTGGCGTTGGGGCTTCTGTGCCTCGTGCCTTTGGGGATGTGGGTGGGCGGTCACTGGCATGCTGGGACGCAAAGAACCCGCAACACCTACCACTCCCCCGTGCCGTCGGGCCCTACACGACGATTCGCGCTACTCGGCGAGTTAGTACCGGCTCAAGAGTCAATCTCATCGGCACCTTCCAAGGGAATGGGGAGTGGAACAGGTGGCTCTACATTTCAGATGCCAACGCTACCCTGCCCATTAACGCGACCAACAACACTGTTGTGAGCACCATCGACCTTTCCGGTCTCGGGAGCGCTGCGACACTGGTTCCTTCGGCATTGTCCGTTCAGATCATGTGTCCGGCTCCGCTGCAGAACGCAAGTGGCATCGTCTATGCCGGGGTGATGAACACACAGGCCGCCATCTATGGGCGGACGGAAAGCTGGGACTCGTGGGCCGACAAATTCGTCCAGTTCCAGAATCCCCGCCTCCTTGCGGCCTCCAAGCTCGCACTTCGAGGGGTTCAGATAAATTCGTACCCCTTGAATATGTCGGAAGTGAGTAATTTCACGCCGTTGAAGCAGGACACCGATGGCGTGACAACTTACGATCCGGCAGTGGTCACGGGCCTACCCGAGCCAAAAGGGTGGGCTCCTATTGTGATTTACAACACGGGGAACACTCCGCTGGAGTTCCTGATCACGGTGGAGTACCGGGTCAGGTTCGACCTTGACCACCCCGCGTCAGCGTCACACACCCACCATCCCGTCGCGCCCGACAGCACATGGGATCGGCTCATGCGCCACGCCTCCGCTCTTGGGAACGGAGTCATCGACATTGCCGACGTCGTTGCCAACACCGGCATGGCGGTCGGCCGGGCTGCCGTCGTCGGCAACCGGCTCGCAATGATGGCGAAAGCCATGCCGGCCATCGCGGCTTAAGAACCCTTCGTGAAGACAGCTCGTGCTGTGCCTTAAGCAGGTTCACCGATGAGAGCG